CGTTTTGCGGCTGCTGCCCGTATGGCGGCTGTGGCTGCATCGACACTTGCGGCTGCATCATTGCGGCCTGATATCCGTTGTTAGCCCCTGCGCCGCCGTAGGATGGCTGTGGCGGGCCATTGCGGGGCATTCCCAGCGCGGCCATTGCATCGCTGCCGACAGATTGCGTCGGGGCCGATGGTGCGCCGGAGTATGCCGCCTGCAACCATTCGGGCGCGTTGGCTGATTTACCGCCTGCCCCCCACACGCCGGGAGTGCCGAACCCCAAGTGAATGCGGGTGTCGCCCATGTAGTCAGAGCCTTGACCGAAGCCGGTGACGCCGTTGGCCTTTGCTCGTGCGATAACCTGCGACAATATCGCTTGGTCATTCGGGTTGCTGGCGCTTAGACGCCGCCCGTCTGCGGTGATAAAGTCAACATCGCCCGCGCCGCCGTGGTCGTGGCGTGTCGATCCTACGCGGTTCGGGCCTTCGGCGTCTTGCCCGCCGGAATGCACTTCCATCGTCAGCCCTAATTCGGGCAGGAACGACATTGCACCCAATAGCCTGTCATTCAAAGGCTGTGAACGTGTCGCGCCTTGGTTCGCATAGCGGACGTAATCGGCCATTAATACACCCCGCCGCTATAGCTGCCCATCCCTGCTTGACCGTAAGGCGCAGATGTGGTGGTGGCAGGCTTCATCTGCTGGCTGTACTGCCAGCCGCCGAGCGCGTTCTGAATGGCCCCGTTGAAAGCGTTAGCTTGGCCGATTGCGCCCGCAGCCTGCGCGTTGCCGACGCCGTAAGCGCCTTGCGCCATTGCGTCACCCGATGCCAGCGAGATATTCGACAGGTTGGAGCCAAGCCCCGCCCATGCGTTTGCCTGCGCCCCTGCCGTGCCGGTGTAGATATTGGCCTTGTCGCCGAAGTAATTGCTGTTGAGGTTCGCCAGCGCGTTGCCCTTGTTGACGGCCAAGCTGCCCATCTGCTGCCCGCGATCAATCGCCATGCCCGCAAGCGCGTTGCGCCCGTTCGTCTCAATGCTGGCAAGACTTTTACCTTGGACGCCCGCTGCATTGGCAAGGTTGCCCGCCGCGTTCTGTCCCATGCCGCTGACGCTGTTCAGGTTGCCCAGATACTCGCCCTGCGTCCGGTAAGCCAGATCGCTGCCGTTCTGCTGCAATGCCTTGAGGGTTGCCCCCGAAAACATGTTTCCGCCTGCCGCCGCCGATTGGTCAACAGCCTGCTGGCCATTGCGCAACTGGCTTTGGAAATACTCGGATTGATCGAAGCCCTGATACCCGGCAGGCTTTGCCCCGATGCCCAGCGTGTAATCCCGCGCACCGCTTGCAGCCAAGCCGCTGTCAATCGTCGGCTGATACAGGCCCGCCTGCGTGTTGTAGGCGTCATTTACGAAGCCGCTAGAGTTTTCCATGCCCCTGCGGACGCGGGTTTGCGCCTGATCATAGCCGTTGAACAGCTTGTCAGACGCCGCGCCGTATCCAGTCTTTAGTTTTTCGGCTGCATACGTCTTTCCGCGATACAATTCAGTCAAGGCGTTGGTCTGCCCGCCCATCAGCAAATCATTCGCGCGGGTCACGCCCGTCAACTGATCCGCGCGGGCCTGATCTGCCATCTTTAGCTGCGCAGCCGTTGCCTTGTCGCTGGCCGCAGTCTGTGCGGACGCCGCCTTGGATGCGCCGCGCGACTGTGAAATCCCCCCAATAATAGAGGCACCGGCTGTAATTCCCGTTACTGGATCAGGCATTGTTTTTTTCCTCCCAAAGGGATTGGGGCGTTTCGCCGTAGAATCGGTAGATTTCTGGGCCGACCTCGATAGCCCAAGCGTTGCCGCCACATAGCCAAGCGATCATCTGAAACACTGAGTAGATACCGGCCCGCAGCATGAAAGCCTTGTCAACATCGTTGCGGTCGCCATCCTCAAGAATGTTGGCGGCTTCCCATTGAAGATACATGGACAGCAAAGCAGGCCGCAGCACGTCAGCGTGGGCCGCAAAAAACGGGGTGTATTCCTTGCCAAACGCCAGCCACGCAATGAATTCATTGGAACGCTTGCCCTCGTCGTGCATGTCGTCCCAATCCTGCGCGACTTGCCAGATTGCAGAAGCAAACGCGCAAGCGGCTTCGTTCCCGCAGAACCAGCGGGGGAACTTTTCGGCAAAAAGGTCTGACATTACAAACTCGCAATCCAAGCTAGAACATATGCCTTCATCGCCGCGCCGGATTGATAGTCGTCAGGCCGCAGCTTGAGCGTGTCCGTCTTGCCCTTCGGTGTGAACGTGAACCAGATAACTCCGTCGTCATCTGTGCTGCGCGTCATGGTATAGGGGTTCATGGCTCCAGCGCCTCTATCCGCAATTCCAGATCCGCTTGCTTCGCCTGCACTTCCCGCAGGATCGTCACCACTTCACGCATCCACAGCGCCAATTCCAGCGATGGAACCGCTCCCGCCTGCGTTACCGGTGAAAACGACTGAAAGTCCGTTAGCGTTGCCATCGGGAAGCCCTCGCATCAACGGTTGCGTCAAAGGTGATGTCCGCAGTACCGGCATAGGTGATTTCCGCAGTGAATTGCTCAAACTGGCCCAGACGCCGCCATGCGACCTTGCGGCCATATTCACCGATCAGGCCAAGCCCCTGCGCGATAGCGTCCGTCCAGGTGTGGCCGTTGTCACGCGACACCCGCAGTTCGATCATTTCTTCAGTCGGAGGGTTGGCGTTCTCAATCTCTGCCAGAATAGTCACCAGCGCCCCCACATCGTCCAGCATGGCGACAGGAGTGCCATCCAGCAGGGTTACAGGCTCAAAGCTGAAGTATGACGCCACAACGGGCGGATTGTGGACCGTGCCGACCTTTACGGGCAGGCAGAATTCATGCACGCAGAACCGGCCAAGATAGCCGCTGAATGCCCGGCCAACGGCGCGTTTCACCAGCGGCTTGCCGAGGTCAGCACCGACACGCGAAAACCGTGCTAAAATGCCCAGCTTGGTCCCAGCGATGAATTTGCCGTAAGCCTTGGCGATGACCTGCACCGACCAAGGGCTTAGACCGTTGCCCTCTGCCCGCTCGTGCCATTCACCCGTTGCGATGTCGTGCACCCACGCGGGGCGGCTATCGAACAAGATGGCGCAGAACTTGTGGCCCTCGTCCTCGTAATAGGCCACGCCTTGCGGTGCGTCCGTGGCGATGCTTGTCTCAACGGCGGCGCTGGATACGCGCTGCATCCCGCCGGTTGCTGCCAGATATGCAACGTTGTCGCTGCCGATCATAAACGCACCGTTGGGAATAGCCGTCAGCAGGCCAAACGCCTTGAGTCCGCGCTCTGACGTTCTGCCGGGGATCGCTTGCAGATCGCCCGCGCCCGTAGCCGCCCAAATCTCGACATCGGATGCCTTGAACACCCAAAGCGCACCGCCGATGGGCAAAGCGCGAATGATGTCCTCGTCCGAGGTTTCCGCCGTGGCGAATGACAGGCCGTCGAGCGTAGCCGGGGCCGCAGGATCGGACCACTGCACGCGCCGCCCGTTCAACTCGGTCAGCACGGTAAGCTGCTTGTAGAATGTCACGCTGCCGAACTCGGAAAACGCGCCCGGTGTAGGCTCTGACAGGGTTGTCCCGTCCCAGACGAAGTAATTGCCGCCTGCGCAGATCGTGACCTTGCCGTTGTTGCCGCTAATCGTGGTGTTCGCATCGTCCGGGATGGTGCCAAGCTGCACCGCCGCGCCCGTCTCTGACACGCGGTATAGCTTTTCGCCGTGGACAACGTAGAGGATGCCGTCAACTTCCGCCATTGCGCGGCAGAACACCCCCGGCAGTGCCGAGAATAGCACGGTGCCGGGAACAGGCTTCACCAGCATCCGCGAACCGACCGGCTCGCGATACAGGTTGATAAGCTGCTCCGTCGCGGCCCATGCGTTTGCGTCATCCTTGGCAGACGGTGCGGCAAATTCGTATTTCATCGGTATTCATCGCCGCAGAAATATACGGACCCTTCGCGGTCGAACGAAAGCGCAAGGTCTAATTCAGCCTCGGCCCGCATGATGACGCGATCCGCAGCGACCTCGTAATCATCAGCGAGACGGGCCGCCAAACCGTAAACAACTGCATCCTCAAACTGCACGGGGAAGTCCATCGCATCGCCCGCCAGCGGCGTTTCGATTGCCCGTGTATATGTCACTTCTAGCGATTCACCCACGCCCGCCGCCAGCACAGGCCAGACGGTTAGCGTGGTGCCGTTAGCCTGACGGTTGATGAAATAGCTTGTCGGAATGCCCACAGATGCCTTTTGCGGCAGGGCGTTGTATTCTTCACGCGTGATCTGCTGCATAGGCATGTCCAGCCCATTGCGCCGAAACCGCACGTCGTGAACCTCAACCGGTGCCGGGTCCATGACATAGCCAGCCGCGCCAGTTAGCGGGATCGTCGCCTCGGCATAGGTCCACAGGTTATATCTGTGGTTCTGCCATGCAGCCAGCATCCGCCCCAAAGCGTCTAACGCGTCACGCAGTTCAGTCGCTTGGATAGGGTGCGATGCGCTTGCAACGCCGATCTTGCGCAACGCTGCTGCACAAATTTCGCTGTTCGTGGTCATAGATCGTCCCAATCCTGCAAAATGGTCGGGTCAATAAAAAGATCAGGAGGCTCAGGGCGGACCCAAGGCGGCTGCTGCTTGTCCGTCTTGCCTTTCACGCTGTCTTGCGGATGGCGCGGATCGTGGCAGTTATTCGTAGATGGACCTGAACACGTCATCAGCCCGGTGTATTCGCGGCGAAGCTTGCCGGATTTGTAGACGAAACCGCAGCGGTCGCAGGCTACATCCCACTGGCCTTTGACAAAATCATTCTGCATGGCAAAGTCTCCTTAATAAACGGGGCGAACATGCCGCCCCGTCTGGAAAGAGCTTAAGCTCCCGGGCTGCCGAACAGTCCGCGCGGATCACTCCAACCGACAGAGTAGCGCTCATAGCCTTTGGCCTTAGCGTTCATCGTGTCGAAGTCGTTGTCCTGTGTGAACTCGTATGGAGTGCGCTGGAACATGGTCAGGCCGTCAGGCGTGTCGGTCTTGATGAACCACGCGTCAGGGTCGGTCAGGTAGTGATTGACCACCACGCCGCCGGGCAGCAGGCCCATCGACTTGATCGCGTTCACGTCGTTGTTGGGAGTGCCAACGCGGAGCGTGCTGTTCATGATGCGCTCTGCCTCGAACATGTTGGCAGGGGCGACAACCAGCTTTTGACCACGGATCGCAATCGGCAGGCCGCGCGAGTTTTTGGCGCTGTTGATCTGCGTCAGCATCGTTTCGAGTGATGCCTCCGACAGGTCGGCAGCAATTGCCAACTCGTTGGACCAGTCGCCAGCCAAGGACGGGTGATCGGTTGCGATCAGTTCTTTGCCGTCGCCGCCAGCGTATGCGGAGTTAAACGCGCGGTTAAGCACGTTTGCGGCCACAATCTCTTTGGTGGTGCGGAACGAAAAGTTCAGCATCTTGCCACGCTTGAACGAACGGCCTTTGTAGAGGTTGTCGTCCAGTTCCTCGCGGGTGACGATGTAGCCCAGCGAATACGCAACGTGCGTGTATCGCGTGGTGACGCCCTGCGCGTGGCTGTCATAAGCGGTGCTTGCGCCTTCCGCCTTGACCTGTGCCAGACCGAAGCCGGACACTTCAACGTCCTCCTCGTAGGCCATCTTCGACGTTTCCACGTTGAAGATTTCCTTATACTCAAGCGGATGCTCGGCATAATCGTCCATGACGAACTTATGGACGCCAGGCCATAGCGCTTTGGGGTGCGCGGCGCGGGTGATTGGGGTTGCCATGTGTTACGCTCCTACGTTGCCGTCAACGAAAGCATGGTTGTTCAGACGAACAAGCCACTTAGCGTTGGCACCGATTTCATTGTCCACGCGCTGAACGAGGCCGACCAGCAGAACGTCCTGCGTGCCGTCACCCGCAGCCGAGGCTGTCGAACTGTCCACCTGCATACCGGAAGATCCGGTGAAGGTGCTGCCAGCGGTGAAGCCGGTCAGATCCGCGACGTTGCCAACTGCGGTTGCAGCCAGTGCGCCGCCTACGGAATCCTCTTGGATCTCAAACACCACATCGGGGTCATCGCAGACCAAAATGTAACCGGCAGTAGATCCTGCACGGTAGGCCAGTTGGTTTGTGCCAACGTCTGAGATTGCGGGGGAAATCATGACGCCCACGACAGAATCGCCAGTGGCGACGTTGCCAGTGACCGAAGCCACCCCGTTTGCATCGGCGGAACCGGCGAACTTAACCAAGCCCCCCGGATAGATTGCAGTGCTGTCCCCAGCGGCGACGTAATATTGATTTACAGCGCCGTTGTAGGGAGCACCAGAAAGGTAGCGCAGAGGCGC